ACTGCAAATAATTTTATAGGTTCAAATCCTGTTGGGGCAATTATGTGATGCTTACAGCAATTCATTTGGACATAACTGTTAATTATGAAAACCAAAAGCATCATGAAAAAATTATGGGACACTTACAGCAACTCATTCTTAAATAAAATCTCAGGCGAATAACCTATAAATTATTTTATCGTGTCCTGAAAGGAGAAAAACATGGATTTTGCAAATGCAATGAAAGAAGAAAGTAAGTTTACAAGAACCGAGAATGGCGCAGTTGCGCTGAATACCACAAGTGACGCAAGGCTTGATCTATTCGGAACTATTGGTGCATTAAGAGATGCTGATGAGAATAGAATCACTTCATTGTTCTCAGAAGCATATGCGCAGGATAAACTCTTTGCTACGAAGATTGCTTTTTACGCAAGAGATATTCGAGAGGGATTAGGAGAAAGAAAAACTTTCCGAACCATTATTCGTTATATGGCGGAACACCATCCAGAAGCACTCAGGCCGAACCTTGATTTGATTGGAGTGTTTGGAAGATACGATGATCTTTATGAATTGATTGGAACACCACTGGAAGATGATATGTGGAAAACCATGAAAAATCAGTTCGAGGAAGATCTGAAGAATCTCAATGATGGCAAAGCAATTTCTCTGCTTGCCAAATGGATTAAAACTGCTGACGCAAGTAGTGCAAAGACTAGAAAATTAGGAATTCTGACTGCGCAGAAGTTAGGTTATCCAGTTTACAACTTTAAGAGAATCGTTCGCAGCATGAGAAAGCAGATAGGTGTTGTCGAAAGTCTCATGTCTGCCGGTAAGTGGAACGAGATTAAATATCCAGAAGTTCCAAGCCGTGCAATGATGATTTACCGCAAGGCTTTTGCGAAACATGATCCTGATGGATTTAGTGAATTTATCAATAAAGCCGATAAGGGAGAAGTTAAAATCAATGCTTCAACCTTGTATCCATATGACATTGTAGAGAAAATCCTTTATGGAAGAGAAAACAATAAAGTCCTTGAAGCGCAATGGAAAGCACTTCCAGATTATATTGAACAGGGAACAAATGCTTTGATTATGGCTGATGTATCCGGTTCAATGTATGGAAGACCAATGGCAACCTCAATTGGTCTGGCAATATATTTTGCTGAGAGAAATACAGGTGCATATCATAACTTGTTTATGACATTTTCCTGCAATCCACAGATTGTCACATTAAAGGGCGAAACACTTCACCAGAAAATAATCAATACTGCAAAAGCAAATTGGGGCGGTAGCACAAACCTTAAAGCTGCATTTGAGAAAGTGCTCGATATTGCTGAAGAGAACAACGTTTCACAAGAAGAAATGCCGAAAGCTATAGTCGTTATCTCTGATATGGAGATTGATTATAGCGGAAATAAGGAATGGACTTTCTATGACAAAATGGAAAAGAAATTTCGTAAAGCCGGATATATTATTCCAAATGTTATCTTCTGGAATGTCGACAGCAGACATGATGTATTTCATACTGATGCAAAACGTAAAGGCGTACAGCTTGCAAGCGGCCAGTCAGTGACAGTGTTCAAACAGGTATTACAGAATCTTGGATATAATCCAATTGAAGCTATGGAAAACATAATCAATTCAGAGAGATACGATTGTATCACTGTTGAATAAATAAAATGTGAAAATCAACTCAGTTTCTAAACTGACCGTGACAGGCGGTACGGAATGTAGCTCAGATGGAGAGAGCACACTACAAAAGTGAGGTCGCAGGTTCGAATCCTGCCTTTCCGAATCCAATGAACTGCAATCATTGGAAAATTTCTTTTTCTTTTCCTTGTTTCGGTTTCCAGTACTCCACGTTGGGTGGCAAGTTACGGTTCAAGTCCGTGTACTGGAATTTTTTGTTTAGGGAGGCTTATGGAAGTAAAAGATTATTGTTACATATGTAAACGGTATGCATTGGAAGAATGTGTCTGCTGTAATGGTGACAGTGAACATTGCGCAGACCTTAGATGCCTTGATGATAGTTGTTAATGTTGGGAGGGAGTAAAGAATGAAAATTCATGAAGTGATACGTCTGAGAAATGTATACGGTGGAGAAACGACTCTTGATGACCTCGTGAAACGAATGCAAGGAAATAAAATTCACAGATGTCCGAAGTGCGGCGGAAGTGGAACTACTATCAAAAGAGTAAATCGTGCACAATACTGGGAATGTTGCGATGATTACGTAGAAAAAGAAGTCACTTGCGACTTATGCAACGGCGAAGGGTACACTGAGAAAATATACAAACCTAGAATGGTACAGGATGGATGGAAATGCGAATAGCAGGCAAAGAAATCAAAGATGAATGTTCCAAGTGCGGGAATATCCTCGAATGTGAGTTGTTCCGTCAGGGACATGGGATAAAACAGGAACGTGAAAATGTAGTAAAGATGATCGAATGCCAGATGAAGCACAGGGAGAAAAGAGAGAAATGATTAAAATTTTAAAACCAGGTACATTAAAAAGAGTAACTTGTGATAGATGCGGTGCAATATTGAGCTACGATGAATCTGAAGATGTAAAAGAGGAAGACATAGGGAAGCGTTTTGCTAAAAACATGCCATCTGGATTCGAGTACAAGCGAAAATATATTATTTGCCCGCAGTGCAAGAACAAAATCATTTTAAGTTCAACCAGATAGGAGAATATTACAATGATTAAAAAAACTTTGCAATTTCTACATCAGACGAAAAACCAAAAATCTTACACGGATTCCATTATTCACAATGACGTTCAACTGGAAGAAATTCCAGAAAGACGGTAAAAAGGATAGTTGTTTACTATATGTATTGCATCCAGATATCGCAAACGATTTGATTTTGCGTAGAAAACTGTCTGAATGCGTAGATTATATTCGAGATAACTACGACATGGAAATATTCACAAAAATTTAGTGGGAGGGAACCAGATGCAAATAGGAGATTTAGAAAAATGGAGCATAGATCAACTCAAAATTGAAGTTGTTAGGTTGTCGACAGTGTGCGAAAAGAAACAACATGAAATTTTAGACAAAAATGATAAAATCAACGAGCTTCAGGCTGAACTTGATAAAATGTGCGATTACAACAATGAGTTAAAAAGGCAGGTGGACGAAAAGACAGATACGCCATTTTATGACGAATCTGTAGAAATCGCAAAATGCCACAGACAGCATCAGGACGATTGCATTACGATTAATCAGTTGCATACAACACTTGACGTTCTGATTGACCGATACGCAAACCTGAGAAAGATTCATGGGTTGAGTTGATATGAAAAAGGAAAAAGAAAGTCGTTCAGAATGGGAAAAGCAGTTAAAACAAGACCAATTTGAAGATATTATTAAATTCGCAAAAGAACATCCAGATGAATACAAAAAAGCTGTATTCGAAGAATATCTGTGGGGTAAGTAATATGTTATTAATTTATTCAGGATCGGACATTGATTTTCTTGACACCACATACAATATCGAGGGAGAATGCCACCGAATGAACATTCCGACTAGGTTCTATCCAGACAGACGCTTGCTTCTGGCAGGGAATACGACCGTAATATACAACAAAACGGGAAATCTTTCTAAAACATGGAAAGCAGATTACATCGGGGACAATTATTTGACGATTTTGACATTGATCAGAAAGGACAACGGTAAATGAGCATTAAATCAGCATTTGAATCAGAGGGAATAGACTTCTCTCAAGTAATGAACCCACCGGAGCCGTGGGACGGACGGGCATTAATAAAGAACATCAATGGCAAACTGTGGTATTGTTGTCCTTTTTGCGAGAAGAAAGCACTTTTGATTAGTCCAGAGACAAAAATTCGGCATCTTAAATTGAAGTGCAAGGGTAGTAACTGCAAGAAAGAGTTTGAGGTGAATGTATGAAAAAATATGGTGTAGTGAACTATCCAATTAAGATTATTGATGAAAAAATCATTAATGCACTAGCTGACATTGAAGTACATCATGAAGAAGGCAGACGGATTATTTGGGTAGAATGCGTCATGAATTACACTGATCTTCCGGAGGAATGCATTCTTGAAATTGGATGTCTTAAAAGAAAATTCAAACTCATGCATATCGACTCAGCTACAACAGAATCTGGAATCTATAAACTTAAATTTATGTTTGAGCGAGTAGAAGATGTAAATGAAAAAGATGAGTGGTGGGATTCGCTTAGAAGTATTGTGAGGTGAACACATGAAAAAGGAGGGTATCAGATGCCAATAATCAAGTTAATAGACAGGACTACAGATATTTCGAAACTAAAAATGCGCCAAATGAATTGGGATACTGTAATTAACGAAAAATCGTATTTTGTTGTTTCAATAGAAGATTATATACATACGATCGGTGGGAAATACGGAAATAACAATTTATGGGCTTATCCAAGAAGCGAAAAACCGAGTTGTGAGAATCTGGTTCAATTCGAAGGAGAACCCGTATGCTGGGGAATAAATTATGCGCCTTACAATTACGCTCGATGCAGACATGATGAATTTGAAGCAACTACGATTGGCAACGTGTTTATTACCAGAAACGGAGAAAAATTCTGCGATGTAAGAGGCGGAATTGAACGTGCGAAGTGCATGATTAATGATTTTTTAGATCACCCAATGAATTTGAATGAAATTTATTTTGATAAAAATGTTATCGGAAGAAAAGTTTGGTGGCGTAGCGAACCAGCTATTGTAACAAGTTATATTTCTGGACAGGCGTGTGTCATATTGGAACCAGATGGAATGCCACAATTTACAACACCGGCAGAATTTGCAGGTGAGGAGTGTGAATGTTATGTTGATGGTGATGTAAAAGCAGATATTCTTGATAAACATATTTGGTGGTTTAGAAAATAATGTAAATTTATTCGAGGTGAATGTATGAGTACTTGTTATGATTGTGCGTGTTCAAAAATTGAAACAGACGGCAGCGATGCGGAAGAACTTCAAAAAACTAAACCTGTGGAACTGGACGAACTTTCGGAAGAAACCAAGTTTAGAGTTTATAAATTAATTGTAAATGAAATTGGAAAGCATTTTTACAATTGTGAGATGCGCATGTCATATAAAGACTTTATACTTGTTGAGGATTGCATCAGAAAAGTTTTGCAAGGAGAACAAGATGAACGCAAAACGGATTAAATGCTTTTTGACAGGTGGATGCAAGTTCAAAAGTTCGGATACAGAATCGAAATGTAATGACAAAGAAAAGACTTGCGCTATTACGAAAACTTGCTACAAATGCGGGAAGAAGTACACCGCCGTATTCACTTACAAACAGTTAGGAATTCCAGTGAGGTGAACACATGAAAGTATATCTGGTTTACGGAGATGTCTATTTTGAGCAATATGGTTCAGAATTCCATCTATTTGGGGTATTTACTTCAAAGGAAAGAGCGAAGAAAATCAAAAAGCAGAAAGAAGATGAATTTTATCAACAAGAAATGAAGAAAAAATCGTGCTATCGTAATATTGACAGCAGGGAAGAAGTTGAATTCGAAATAAAAGAAATGCAACTTGATGAAATTTGCGATTTATTTGTAGGAGGATATATCGAATGAAAAAGATAATCGTTGCAATAACGGCTTTATCACTGACACTTGGAATGGCCGGATGCCAGTCTGCCACAAGAAATTGCGGTGGAAACACAACATTAGAGTTGGAACCAAACCAAAAGTTAGAGGAAATTACATGGAAAGATGATTCGCTATGGTATCTCACACGCCCTATGACTGATGATGATATTGCCGAGACTCACACGTTCCAGGAATCTTCTAACTTCGGAGTATTTGAGGGTAGCGTAACTGTTGTTGAAACAAAAAATAAATAACCAGTCAAAGAGCCACATGAGAGCCAGACTAAATCCTAAGAAGAAAGGAGGTCTGGCTCTATTTTTATGCAAAAATTCACAGAAGGTTCGCTTGAATGGTATCGGGCAATTTTAAATCAAATCATTAATGGTGATATGACAGTCTATCAAAACCAGAAAGATTGCCTTGATCTGCTGTTAAATATGAATATTGATCTTCCTTTCAAGGATAATCCAGATGCGCAACAGATGGGAATAAAGGTAAGCCAATATGCACACAATATCGCAGAAAGGCAAGCTGCTATTACTGGAAGTGGAGAATTTGACGATATTTACTGGAAATATTTACTGTTGGAAGCACCATGGATTTTTGAAAGCTATTTGTATTACATGGAAAAGAATAGGCCTGACAGTAAGAAGTTTTACGTTCCAAGAAAAAAGACACTTCAAGTAGTTGCCCAAGATTTACAAGATTTGGAAGAGAGAAAAATTGAGTTTTACGGTTTGTCGCTTCCAAGCCGAGTTGGGAAAAGCACCATGTGCATATTTTTTATGTCATGGATAATGGGTAGAAGACCCAATAGTCATAATGCTATGGGCGGTCACTCCGGAAAACTGGCTAAAGGATTCTATGGCGAACTACTTAACCTGATCAATACGCAAGAATATACATATTCAGAAATATTTCCGACTTTAAAATTGCAGAAACAGAGTGCAGATGATTTTGAAATCAATCTTGATAAACCCGACCGCTTCGCGACTATGACTTGCAGAGGAATTGAAGGAACATGGACGGGTGCTGTCGATATTTCTCCTGACGGATATTTGTATGTGGATGACCTTGTAAGAGACAGACAGCATTCATTAAGCCCTACTCGACTGGAAAATACATATCAAGAATATCTAAACAAAATGGTTGACCGTAAAATTGATGGGGCAAGAGAGCTTATGGTTGGAACAAGATGGAATCTGTACGACCCATTAGGCAAGATTGAAAAACTCAATCGAGATAATCCGCTGTATAGGTTCCGCAAGATTCCTGCCTTGAATGACGATGGCGAATCAAACTTCGAATATGATTATGGAGTTGGCTTTTCTACAAAGTATTATGTGGATATGAAAGCCAGACTTGATGCTAACGAATGGGAGGCTAAATATCAACAGAGACCATTTTTACGAGAAGGGATTATATTTGCAGAAGATGAATTGAGATATTACAACGGAATTCTTCCCGAAGGCGGTTTTGTGAGAAATATATCTGCTTGTGATGTGGCATGGGGTGGTGGCGACAGTTTGTCGATGCCCGTAGGAGCGGAATTTGAAAATGGAGATATTTACATTTATGACTGGATTTTTAATGCAGGTCCTAAAGAGGTGACACTTCCATTAGTTGTCGGAAGAATTATGGGGAATAAAATACAAAACATTAACTTTGAGGCAAATAATGGTGGAGATATGTACGCATATTATGTGGGCGAGCGATTGAAAGAACATATGTATTCGTGCAGTACAACCAGTACAAAAGCTCCATCAAAGCAAGCCAAAAAAGAAAAAATAAATCAATACTCAGGAGATGTGAAAAATAGATTTATATTTTTAGCCCCGAAATATCGCAGCCGAGAATATGAAAATGCCATGGAAGAATTAACCACTTTTGTATATATTGGGGACAATGATCATGACGATGCACCTGACGGGGTAACACAACTTATGATGTCAATCACAGAAAAAAGGCTCGCAGAAGTTTCAGCAGTACAGAATCCATTTTGGGGAAGGAGATAGTATGACCACAAGAGAATATTTAGGGCAAATTCAGCGTTGCAATAAAATAATCAGCAATAAGTACATAGAAATTGAGCAGCTGAAATCTCACGCAATGGGATTAAATTCATTCTCTTACGGAGAACGGGTTCAAACATCTCACAGTCATGATAAAATGGGTGACTTAGTTTCAAAGATTGTGGATTTGCAGTCTGAAATTCAAGATATCACATATGAGTATATTGAAATAAGGTCGGAAGTGGTCAGGACAATTGACTCTGTGAAAAATCCTGTGCTGTACGATATTTTGTTTAAAAAATATATTGAGGGGAAACCACTCAATATAATTGCTGATGAAGTAGGCTATTCTTACCAAAGAACAAAAGAACTTCATCTGGATGCAATATCTGCTATAAAAATATTAAAAGGATTTGATTCATGAACTTCATACTGAATCGTACTTAAAAAAGTTGTATAATATAAGCTGTAAAAAAAGCACCAGGAAGAATCCTTGGTGCTTTTTTCATGCATAAAAATAGGAGGACAGGCAGTGGGGAGAAACAAAATGAACTTTGTTGACCTATGCCAAGGAGAATTTGGCAGAAAGACTGCCTATACTGGCGTAGACCAGATTACTCCTCAGAATGTGGCACAGGTTCTTTCTGATACAATTGGAATCCATAACAGGAATAGAACCCTGATGGATTATCTTTACAGATATTACAAAGGCGATCAGCCAATTTTATATCGTGAAAAACTTGTTCGCCCAGAGGTCAACAATAAAGTTGTTGAGAATCATGCCCTTGAAACAGTCAAATTCAAGGCAGGACAGATATACGGAGAACCTATTCAGTATGTCTGCAAGAAGAAAAAAGCGAGTGAAAAAACAAACGAACAAGTTGATAGGCTCAACGATTATCTGGACGAAGCCAATGCAGACGCCAGAAACATTCAGCTTGGGATATACCAGAGTGCAGTAGGAACTGCATATAAAGCAATCCTGAGAGAGGATGAATGGACAAAGGATGGAGACTTACCGCCTTTCAGAATATTTATCCCATCACCGCAGGATGTATATATTGTTTATTCAGGCGTTACTGGCAAACCAGTGCTTTCCGTCCAGATTTTAAAAGACGAGGACAATCAGCAGTATTACCAGTGTTATTCTTCCAGACAGTATTTCAAAATACAAAATGGAGTGGTAACAGAATCTGGAATCAATGGTTTTGGCGGTATTCCTATCATTGAATATCCAAATAATCACGACAGACTTTCCGACATCGAAATTGCGATCACAATGTATGATGCAATCAATAAGTATCAATCTGACAGACTGAATGGGGTTGAACAGTTCGTACAAGCCCTGATGAAGTTTAAAAACTGCGAGATTGACGAAGCAGAATTTGTAAAAATGATAAAACTCGGTGCTGTATCTGTAAAAGATGTAGGCAACGGAACACAATCAGACGTTGATTTAATGACCGCCGAACTAAATCAGTCAGAGAGCCAGGTTGCAAAAGATGATATTTACAACAATATGTTGATTGTAGAAGCAATGCCGAATCGACAGGGCAATACCGGTGGAGACACAGGAAATGCAGTGTACCTCAGGAATGGATGGGATTTTGCAGAACGAGACGCAAAATTGGTAGAAGCATTTACGAAAGAAGCTGAAAAAGCATCTGCCAGAATCATTTTGAATATCATTCGAAAAACTTCAATGGATGTAAATATTTCGACCAGAGATTTTGATGTAAAAATCACCAGAAACCCAACAGATAACATGCTTGTCAAAGCACAGGCGCTTGATTATCTGTTCAAGAATAAAATTCACCCGCTTATTGCATTGATTACTTGTGGATTATTCAGCGATCCGCAAAAGGTATATGAAATGAGCTTACCATATCTTGGAACTGTTTATCCTGAACTGGCAAACCCAGACGCAGAAATGAAGAAAGCACAAGAATTGATTAAAGATTTTAGTCAGAAATCAATTCAAAATCAATCAGCAACAATTTCTTCCACTGGTGAAGAATAAACGTTTTTACATCAATTATTTAAGGAATCTTGGAAAACTGAGATTCCTTTTTTAATACTCAAAAATATTGCAACAGCCCGTGAGCGCAAATCGGGCACAGATCATGTGCGGAGCGAACCGTGTGAACAAAGTGTGTTGGTCTGGAAGAAAGGAGATTTCATGACAAGAGAACAGGCAAAACAGGTACTTATCGGTATGGGAATTGAGGAACCATCTGATGAACAGGTGTCTAAATACCTTGATTCCGTTACAGGAGAAGTAAAGAAAGAAAAAGACAAAAATGCTTCATTACAAGAAAAAGCCAACAAGGCAGCAGACCTTGAAAAAGAATTGGAAGAGCTGAAACAGCAAAATATGACCGATGCCGAGAGACAGGAAGATGAACGTCGGAAAGAAAAGGAAGCAGTGGATAAAGAGCTTGCCGATTTAAAAGCTGCACTTGCTGAATCCAATAAAAAAGCTCTCACAAGCGAGATTACATCAGCGTTTGCCAATGCAGGTCTTTCGACAGAAGCATATGCAAGCGCTATCAAAGCTTTTGCATCTATGCCGGCAGATAAGTCTGAAGACGTAATGAAAGAAGTCAAAACTTTTGTTGATGGAATTTCCGCAGAAAATAAAAACACTCTCGATACTGCAAAAGCCGCATGGGAGAAAGAAGCTCTCGAAAAAACACCGAATCCGGGCGGCGGTAAATCTGGTGGAGAGCCAGAAAAGAAAAGTGAAGCATCTGAATATGCAAAAGCATACTCAGCAAGAATGTGTCCAGAAAATAAACCGGCAGATGATAATGCCCCAGTAAATATTTAAGAAAAGGAGATTTAGATTATGGCTTTTATGAAAACAGAGCAGTACGAATCCACACCTAATATCCTCGAATCAGAGGTAGGACTGGTACTTAAAACCTATACAGCAGAACAGACAAATGCTGAAACCGTTGGAACTAAGAAGATTATCAAAGCAGGTTCTGTATATCCGACAAACGCAACTGGTGCTAAAGGCATCGTGTTTGAAGATGTTGATATGACAGACGATACAAAACGACCGATTTCCGTAATTGTTGCAGGACGTGTTCTTGAAAAAAGACTTCCGGTAACAGTAGAAACCACTGCAAAAACAGAGCTTGAAAAAGCAGGTATCGTTTTTGTGACTACTACAGACCCAGAATTTTAAGGAGGTACAGCAGATGCCATTTAATATTTTAGAATCAATCACACCGGAAGAAAGACTTAACTTTTCTCAGGATTTCAGCGTAAAAAGGCCGGGCATTCTTGACACCATCTTCCCGGATGTCAAAACACAGTTCCTGAAAGCTGAATACTACAGACTTATGGCTGGACAGAGACTTCCAGAGGTAGCATTCGTTCACGCTCTTGATACCGAAGCGGAAATTGGCTCCAGACCGGGATTTGAAAAAGTCCTTACTGAAAAACTCTTCATCAAGAGAAAAATCAATCAGTCTGAGAGATTACAGCAGGCAATCGAAAACGGTGTGCCGGATGATAAGAACTTAAAGAAGTTTGTATTTGATGATGCAGCTAACCTGTTCGAAGGCGTTGTTGCCAGAGCAAATGTCATGAAAGGCCAGTTCCTTTCTACTGGTGCAGTAAAAGTCAAAGAGAACAACGTTGATATGAGCATTGATTACGGCGTTCCATCCAGCGCAAAAGTAGAAATGACAGACTGGTCTAAACCAGATGCAGATATCATGGGCGATATTCAGAAGATGGTTGCTGTCGCAGAAGACAATGGTTTCGTAGTAAACAAAGCCCTGACATCCCTTAAAATGATTAACTACATGAGAAACAACACTGCAATGCAGACTGCAGTCTTAGGAGCAGCAAACAAACGTCTCTTAACAAAACAGGAACTTGCAAATCTGCTTATGCAGGAATACGGAATCACAATTGATCGTTGTGACGAGAAATTTAAATTCAGAAAAGCAGATGGTTCACTCAAAACAGGAAGATACTTCAAAGAGGATGTATTCACTCTGTATGAAGCAGAACCAAACGGTTCATTTGGTACTGGACTCTGGGGCGTAACACCTGAGGAACTTGAATACAGACAGTTCATTCAGGAAGAAAACCGTTCTTTCGTAACACTGTCCATGTGGGCTACACAGGATCCGGTTGCAGTATGGACAAAAGCGTCCGGTATGTTCGTTCCGGTTGCTCCGAAAGCTAATGGCGGTATCGTTATCGGTACAAAGGGGGAATAACCGGGCATAGTCTCAATGAGAACAGCCGATCACCGTCTGTAGCAAGTGTTAAATTCAAAGAACCAACACATAAATACACAGAAAGTGAGCTGTCTAATATGACTGTACCACAGTTAAGGCAGCTTGCAAGTGATAATGGCTATGCCCTGACCTCAACAAATAAGGCTGGTATCATTTCTGAAATATTAGTTCAGCAAGGGTAGGTGATTTTGGATGAACGAAGAGCTTATAAACGATTTGGTAAACTATCTGACCGATGATACAGAATCACCTGAAATGATTTCTCTT